GGTATGTACGATGTAGACACGAACCAGTACCGTAATGCAGCGCAAGCGCAAGCCCAACACATAGCAGCACATCAGGAAGCGACAGCGCGGCTTGGACAAGGTTTGATGAACGCTTACCCATACGAATCTAGCCAAGACCCTCACCCGCAGCCATTGCCCGAGGGCATGCTCAGCAGAATAAATAAAAGGTTGGGATTCAAATGAACCAAGGACTTGAGATACTGATTGCACGTACTAAGACACACCCACAAGAGTTTATTGGGCATGAGCTTTATAACAATACTATACCTAAGTGGGTACTCATGGTTCAAAACTTTACACGTTACGCAACTGATGAAGAAAAAGAAGCATGGCAAGAAGCCATGACAGACTTAAACAAGTGGCACGACAATAAAAGGCGTGATGACTTTACCGAAGCGGTAATGAAAGAGTTGCTTGTGCATGACGAGTGTGAAGCAGTACGTGATGATGGTGTTGCACTGAATAGCGTGTCGCACCCTAAAAAACCGCGCCCCACAAAGTTAATAACCGCTGCAAGTATGACCAAAGATGCGTTAGCAATATTAGCAACGGCGTACCCCAAATGAACATCATCACACTTGATTTTGAGACGTACTACTCGCAGACGTACAGCCTGAGCAAGCTGACCACAGAGGAATACGTACGGGGTAAAGAGTTTGAGGTGATTGGCGTAAGCGTAAAGGTGAACGATGGTGAAACGCAATGGTACTCAGGCACGTACTCAGACACTAAACAATTTCTCGAAAGTTTCGACTTCGATGACAATCTTGCACTTGCTCACAATGCTATGTTTGATGCCGCTATTCTTACTTGGCATTTTGGTATTCACCCTCGTGGTTGGCTTGATACGCTTAGTATGGCAAGGGCTATACACAGCACAGAAGTGGGCGGTAGCCTCGACAAGCTTACGCAGCATTATGGATTGGGTCAGAAAGGTACTGCGGTAGCGCAAGCGTTGGGCAAGCACCGACTCGATTTCACACCCTACGACCTAGCTGAGTACGGGGAGTATTGCGTGAACGACGTTGAGCTGACGTACAAGTTGTTTGATTGCATGTCGCCTGAGTTCCCTGCGCTTGAGCTGCGCCTCATTGACTTAACCATACGTATGTTTAGCGAACCAGTGCTTGTGATAAGCCATATGCATTTAATTACGCATCTAGCAGATATTCAAAACAGTAAAGCAGCTTTACTTGTAAATGTGGGCATGGATAGCCGTGAAGCGTTAATGAGTAATGATAAGTTTGCTAACCTGCTTGGATTTCTTGACGTTCACCCTCCCCGTAAGATTAGCCCTGTCACTGGCAAGGAAGCATGGGCATTTTCTAAAACCGATGAGGCGTTTAAGGCTTTACTTGAGCATGAAAATATTAAAGTGCAGACATTAGTTGCGGCCCGTCTAGGGCTTAAGTCTACGCAAGAAGAGACAAGGACTCAGCGGTTAATTGGTATTGCAAGCCGTGGTAAATTGCCAATCCCTTTACGCTACTACGCTGCACACACAGGGCGTTGGGGTGGCGATGACAAAGTAAATATGCAGAACCTTGGGCGTGGGTCGCCACTTAAACTTGCTATTCGTGCGCCTGAAGGCTACATGATGATTGACTCAGACTCATCACAGATTGAGGCGCGTACGGTGGCGTGGTTGGCAGGGCAAGATGACTTAGTGCAAGCATTTGAGGATGGTAAAGATGTATACAAAATCATGGCTTCTGCAATCTATGGAAAGGCGGAATCAGAAATTACTAAGGAAGAACGCTTCGTTGGCAAGACCACTATTCTTGGTGCTGGCTACGGCATGGGTGCAGTTAAGTTCAAGACGCAACTCAAAACTTTTGGTGTGGACATTGAAGAAGCTGAAGCGGCTCGAATCATCCAAGTTTACCGCGACACATATCCATCAATTACGAAGCTATGGCGACAAGCAGGTCGTGCGCTTGACGCTATCGCAGAGGACAAAACGTGTGATCTTGGGCGTGAGGGTGTAGTCGTTGTGGATGGCAAGAAAGGTATACGTATGCCTAACGGCTTACACATTAAGTACCCGAACCTGCGTAAGCAAACTAAAGAAGATGGTAAAGACGAATACGTATACGACACCAAGAAGGGTAAGGCAGTCATACCCAACAAAATTTACGGTGGTAAGGTTGTAGAGAACCTGTGTCAAGGCTTAGCTCGCACGATCATTGGCGAGCAGATGCTACGTATAGCGAAGAAGTACAAGGTTGTGATGACTGTGCATGATGCGATTGCAATCGTTGCACCTGAAGATGAAGCCGTGACCGCACAAGAGTATGTTGAGTTGTGTATGCGCATACGCCCTGAGTGGGCAAAAGAGCTGCCGTTGAATTGCGAAAGCGGCATAGGCAAAAGCTACGGAGAGTGCTGATGAACAAGGGCGTGAAGCTACTGCTTGAACGTAAGAAGATACACCGTGAGGAGTTTTGTTCAATGGGGCGTTGGACTTCTTTGTTGATTGCGTTTGATGCGTACCCGTTAAACGAAGAAACAAAACCTAAAAACCCACGGCAATTTAATAATTTGGTAATGCATAGGATACTTACTAGTAGTGACCTTGAAGAACCAACGGCAACTGTGAAGCTTACTGGTACTCAGTTACTTATGGCAAAGAGAATGGGTATCAAACCCGCAGACTATGCAAAAGCATATGCAAACTTATGGGAAAACAAATGAACAAAGGCGTTGAATTATTGTTGGCTAGGCGTGAAACACACCCTCAAGAGTTTGTATCTCAGCTTGACCGGTTTGAACTTATGCGGTGGAGTGGTTTGTTTAGAGATTACAAAGTTAACCTAAATGACGCACGTACTTACCCAACTGGTAAAAAAGGCGAAAGCTTTACTGAAGCGGTTATGAATGAGTTGCTTCAAGGTGAGCATGACCCAATGCGCCAAGTGTCGATAGACTATACGAAAGCGTTAGCCAAGGCGATGAAAGAAACCAAAGAGGTTATGGAAGCAAATTTGTTGAGGAGTATGTATGAAAATAAATAAAGGCGTTGCACTGCTGCTTGAGCGTGTGCAAACTAACCCTGAAGAGTTTAATGAGGGCGGGCGTTGGACTGGTTTGCTGACATTGCATGATGTACAGCTTGAAGCCCCCGAAAGAAGAGTAATACGCCCAAGGGCTTTCAATAAAGAAGTGATGCGCCGCTTGCTTACAGCGTATGACTTAGAGCGCAAAGGTGGGGCAATTAGTCGTGCGCAGTTACTCAAAGAGTTGTTGCCCGGGCTGAATCAGTTGTTTGGTCAGGTGTACGCTGAACGCACTAAAGAACTTAACCAAGGAGAAAGTAAATGAAAGAACAATATGACGACATAGCACAGGCAATTATAAAAGCTGCTTACCATTTGGGTAATGGTGACGCTCTTACTAATGGTGTAGGCGCAATAGAAGGTCACGCAATGCACAGCAAAGAGGGTTTACAAGAAATTGCTGCGGCATTAGAAAGAGGTTTAGAAAGCATAGCTGAGAGTATTGCTTCTTTGGATCGCCCAACACAAGATATTGGGTATGCCATACGAGAACTTGCCGAAGCCGTACAGGGGTTAAAACAAAATGAACGATGAAGACCTAAGAGATTTGTTTGCGGGGTTGGCGTTGATGGGGCTAACCAGTAGAGGTGTTAGAGATGGAAGTGAGCCTATGGTTGCGGCGTGGTGCTATACCTTATCAGACGCTATGATCGAAGCCAAGTATGCCGAACCTGAACCCGAAATGGGTATCACGGCTATTAAACCTAAACGTAAGAGGTCATCAAATGTACCCCCCGTTAACAGTTAACGACATTATTAAGCAAGGACAAGACATGAAGACACAAGACGCAAATGCTGTGCAGGTTGGCGGCGATCATTATCAAACTGAAATCCAGCCTTGGGACTTCGTCATTGCAAACAACCTTGGCTATCTGGAGGGCAACATCATCAAGTACGTCAGCAGGTATAAGAAGAAGGGCGGTATGGCTGACTTGCTTAAAGCACAACACTACTTACAAAAACTAATTGAGACGACAGAAAAATGACTAACAAACAAGTTATGAAACTGATGACCGAGCTGGGCTTGCATGATGGTGGCATGCTTAACTGGATAAAAGATAATGGTTGGGTAAAGTTTGCTAGAAAATTAGAAACTTTGGTTCGAGATAATGAGCGTGCTAAGTGCGTTCGGGATTATTTACAAGATACCTGTAACGCCATTGATTTAGTAAGGATTGCAGAGCGTGAGGCTTGTGCAAAGTTGTGTGAAGACTTGGCAAGAGAAGTAGGTAATAAAAATTTTATTGCGGCGGATCAAAGACAATTTTGTGCAAAACAAATTAGAGCAAGAGGCAACGAATGAGCGTTCAATGGTCGTACAGCAGCCTGAAGACTTTTCAACAATGCCCGAAGAAGTATTACCACTTGAAGATTGCCAAAGACGTTGTTGATGAGGCGGGTGAAGCTGCGCACTACGGCACGCTTGTGCATACGGCAGCAGAAGAATACATCCGTGACGGTGTGGATGTGCCTGAGAAGTTTGCCTATATGCGCCCGATACTTGAGGCGTTTAAAAACATCAAGGGCGAGAAGCATTGTGAGCTTGAGATGGGCATTGCCATACACAACGGCAAGTTTATAGCCTGTAAGTTTGACGCACCTAACTACTGGTGGCATGGCATCGCTGACTTGGTGATCATTGACGGTGGCTTGGCGTACCTAGCTGACTACAAGACCAGTAAAAATGCCAAGTATGCAGACACTAAGCAGCTTGATCTGTTGGCGGCAGCGGTGTTCCTGCACTTCCCTCAGGTGATTGAAATCAAGTCAGCGTTGGCGTTTGTGGTGAGCGGCGAGTTTGTTAAGAAAGAGCATCACAGTTTTTATAAGACTAAGTACCTAGAGGCTATGAAGCCCGAGCTTGACCGGCTTGAGGCGGCGTTGAGTAACAAGGTATGGAATCCAGTTTCAGGCCCACTGTGCGGTTTTTGCCCTGTGGATACGTGTGTACATCATAGGAAAAGAAAATGACCCCCGATCAAATGGAAGATCAACAAAACATCGACTCAATGCTGCTGCTTGAGGGTAAGCTGCAAGAGCGAGTAAACAAGCTCATCGGTACAACTGTCGAGCGTACCATCGTCAACATGATTGGTAGAGAGATTCAGGCAGCTATCAAGCGCGAAAAGGAAGAAATGCTGCTTGAGATTGCGGTTAAGGTTGGGCAAATGCTCAAAGTTGTGGAAAAAGACGAACGCAGACCGCTATGGGAATCTACACCTGAAGAGTTTAAACTTACAGATGCCGACCTTAACTCCCACATGATAAGCGGCAAAATATCCATGGAGAATGATGATGAACAAGCCCCGTGACTACAAACAAGAATATGCCACATATCAGGGTAAACCCGAGCATATTAAAGAACGTGCTGAGCGCAACAAAGGTCGCAGAAAGCTAGTGAAAGAAGGCAAGCTGCACAAGGGCGACGGTAAAGATGCTGCTCATGTGAAGGCTATCGACAAGGGTGGCTCAATCAAAGACGGTCTACGTGTCGAGGATTCAAACAGCAACCGATCATTTAAACGTGACTCAAAGCACAATTTAGTGTCTGAGGTCAGCGCGAGAGAACGCAAAAAGAAATGAAAGACTACAACTGGCCCGGACAGTTCACACCCTTTGCACATCAGAAAGTAACAGCAACGTTTTTAGCGGAGCGCCCTAAAGCATTTTGTTTTAACGAGCAGGGTACAGGCAAGACCGCTTCAGTTATCTGGGCCGCTGATTACCTTATGAATATTGGCTTAGTGCGTAGGGTGCTTGTGGTTTGCCCCCTGTCGATCATGAAGTCAGCATGGCAGAACGACTTGTTCAAGTTTGCAATGCACCGCACCTGCGACATAGCATATGGTGACAGGAAGAAACGCGCCAAGATTGTAAATGGTGGTGCAGAATTTGTGATCATTAACTTTGATGGGTTGGCTATTGTCAAAGACGAAGTGGCAAGCGGCGGGTTTGATTTGATCGTCATTGATGAAGCGTCAGCCTACAAGAACCCAACCACTGGACGGTGGAAGGTCATGCGTGACCTGAACAAAACAATACGGGGCCTGTGGATGCTTACCGGTACGCCAGCAGCACAATCACCAGTTGATGCGTATGGCTTGGCAAAACTTGTTAACCCCAAAGGTGTTGCACCGTTCTTCGGTCAGTTTAGAGATCAGGTTATGTACAAGGTTGGCATGTTTCGTTGGATACCTAGACCTAACGCGCAAACCATAGTGCATGGCGTACTGCAACCGGCTATACGGTTTGAAAAGGATCAATGCTTGGACTTACCTGAAGTTACACATGTCGAACGTGACGCACCACTTACCGCGCAGCAGATGAAGTTTTACCGCATGCTCAAGAACGACATGATGATGAAAGCAGGGGGAGAAGAGATTAGCTCAGCCAATGCAGCAACGAACCTAAACAAGCTACTGCAAATATC